GACTACGTGATAATAAATTATGATGGTGTAGCTATTGTAGCAGACGAGATAAAAAAGGGTGGGTTTGATTTAGTCATTGTAGATGAGGCAACGCATTATAAAAACGCGCAGACAACACGGTGGAAAACATTAAATAGACTGCTAACAGATGATACGTGGCTGTGGATGATGACAGGAACACCTGCCGCGCAAAGTCCTGTAGATGCTTATGGACTTGCAAAGATGGTTAATAAGAACTTAGTCCCACGATTTTTTACGTCCTTTAAAGAACAAGTTATGGTTAGGGTGTCTCAATTCAAATGGTCAATTAAACCTAAAGCTACTGATATAGTGTTTAAAGCATTACAACCCGCCATACGTTTTACAAAAGAAGAATGTCTTGACCTACCACCGATGGTGTACGTTAAACGTGAGGTAGAGTTAACAAAACAACAGAAGAAGTATTACAAACAAATTAAAGATAAGATGGTAATGGAAGTAACAGATGCAGAAGTTACCGCAGTAAATGCAGCAGTGAGCCTTAGTAAGCTACTACAAATATCATCTGGAGCAGTGTATACTGACGCAGGGGATGTGTTAGAGTTTGACATTAAAAATAGATATAAAGTTTTACGTGAAGTTATTGATGAATCAAGCCAGAAAATATTAGTGTTTGTACCTTTCAAGCACGCTATAAACATATTAACAGCTAAGTTACGTGCTGATGGTATAGCAACTGAAGTTATTCAAGGTAGCGTATCTGCACCAAAACGAACAGAAATATTTAGGACATTCCAAAACGATAAAGATCCACGTGTGTTAGTTATACAACCACAAGCAGCAGCACATGGTGTCACGTTAACAGCAGCTAATACAGTAGTGTGGTGGGGACCAACAAGTTCATTAGAAACCTACGACCAAGCTAACGCACGGGTACATAGGTCAGGACAGAAACACAAATCTACTGTGGTACAGCTCCAAGGTTCTGCTGCTGAAAAACACGTTTACAGGTTACTAGACAAGAGAATCAACGTTCACGCAGAGTTAATTAATTTATACAAAGAACTACTTGACTAGCATACGATTAGGTACTATATGTAGATTCTCGATACAAATAGGAGGGTATTATGAATACAGAAGTAACTCCTGATAGATTAACTAAAACGTACATTAAGATACGTGACCAACGGTCAATCTTATCAGCAGCTTATAAAGAAGCAGACGCTAAACTTGTAAGACAACAAGATAGCGTAAAAGCAGCGTTACTTCAGCATTGTGAGCAACACAATACTGAGAGCGTAAGAACTTCAGAAGGATTGTTTTTTAGGTCTACTAAAACGCGCTATTACACTGACGATTGGGACGCTATGTATGCTTTTATTAAAGAGCATAACGTTCCAGAGTTTTTTGATAAACGTTTGAACCAGACTAACGTGAAGCAGTTCTTGGAAGACAACCCAAACGATATTCCCCCTAGTCTAAAGACAGATAAGGAAGTCGTTGTTACTGTAAGGAAGGCAAAAAAATGAACGAACCTTTTGTACCGATAGAAGACTTAGCTAAACATTTTAGTGTGTCTATATCAACTGTACGGGCTTGGGTACGTCAAAAACACATTCCTAAAGATACCTACATCAAGATAGGTAATACTTATAGGTTTCGTATTGGCGATGTATCCCATGCTTTGACTAAGAAAGAAGAAGTAGGGTTACCTATATACATAGATGAACTTACGGAAATAAAACCCCAAGAAGCGTCTGCTTATGCTTACCAAATTACTAGCGGTATAGACGAAGTAGATGACGATCAATAACAACAATAAACCTCCTGAAAGGAGAGCAAAAATGGCCGACTACGTAAAAACAATAATTAAGGGATTGGACGAGAATAACTCTCAGATAAAAGTTACAGCTTATTACCCTCAAGTAAACCAACCGTATAGGTATGACGGGAAAAGGACAGTACCTTGTAGGCACGAAGATAAGGATGCTCATTTTGCCACTAACTTTACAATGGACCCATTCACGGCAAAGAGCCTGTTTAAAGTAATGAAGCAAGCTTACGAGGAAAAAGGCAGAGGTGAGTGGGGTGAATTTAAAATGCCTTTTACTAAAGACGACGATGGTAATTTTAGGTATCGTGCTCGAACAGGAGCGACGTACACATCAAAGAGTGGTGAAGTAATAAGAAAACTTGTACAGCAACGTGATGCGAGGGGACAACTACAAGCTACAAATTTTGAACTGACAAGTGATAGTAGGATAAGTCTTCAAGTTACACTCAACCCATCGACAACTCATTCTAGTAAAGTAAGTGAGCTTGGTGACCATACTGTAACTTTATGGTTAGATCAAATTCTTGTGCATGATCTTGCGGCTCGAAAAGAATACAATCCGTTTGGTGTGACTTCTGGATCATTTGATTCAAATAAGCAAAGTGGTAACGATGCACCACAAGAAGACAATCCGTTTGAACATACACAAGAACCTGTTAAAGAAGCAGATCCCTTCGACGAAGAGACTGTAGAAGAGCCTAAGAAAGCCGCCAAGAAGACAGCACCTCCACCGACCGCTGCCGCTCAGGACGACTTGAGTTCTATTGTTGAAGATTGGGACGACTGATAATCAGCAATAGGAATCCACTGCGGCTAGGTTACGCCGAAAAGGGTGATATGCTGTCACCCCTGCCGCAGTGTCTTTTAGAAACGGTGGGTGGAGATTATGAAAACAAAGAATTTTTTAAGGAGAGTACTAGGTGGTGATGGTTTTTACTGCTTCTGTGCTTTTAATGAACAGCGTAAGATAACCAAGTTCTATACAGACATTGACGCTGTTGCATTTGCATCTGTTAGTTTAGATGCGCAAGGATATGATACATATTTTGGGGTATCCACGTTTGGAACGGGTAACTCACGTAAGGTAGACAATGTTAAATACATTAACTCGTTCTTCCTTGACTTGGATTGTGGGCCTAGCAAGGATTACCCTAGTCAACGTGAGGCATTAGTCGCCTTACAAAAATTTACAAAAGAATTATCATTACCAAAACCTCTTATGGTGAGTTCTGGTAATGGGGTGCATGTTTACTGGACATTAGTTGAACCTGTTAATGTAAGTGCTTGGTTACCTGTGGCGGCGCGTCTAAAGAAGCTATGTGCTGAACATGGGTTACACGCAGATGCAGCGGTAACCGCAGATGCAGCTAGAATTTTACGTATACCTAACACGCATAACTATAAGAGTGACCCACCTACAGAAGCTAAACTTATAAGTAGTATGGACTCATCGCCTATTGTAGACTTCGATAAGTTCTCTGACCTATTAGGTGGTGGCGTACCCGAAGAACAGAAATTTACACCTAACTCTGTTACAAGTATGTTTATGAGTAACATAGAAAGTGTGTTTAAAGATATTGTAGTGAAGAACCAACGAGGTACAGGGTGTGCGCAGTTAGATAACATAATTAAAAACCAAGAAGAGATAAGCGAACCATTGTGGAGAGCGGGTCTATCCATTGCTAAATTTTGTGTTGATGCGGATAAGGCGATACACTACGTATCTAAGAAGCATGTTGGGTATGATTATGCTGTTACAGAAGATAAGGCTAATCTTATAAAAGGGCCATACCTTTGCAATACGTTTGACGAATACAATACGGATCTATGCCATGAATGTCCACATTGGGGTAAGATAAAATCTCCTATAGCATTAGGTAAACGGGTTAAAGAAGCGGAGGAAGAAGTAGAAGCTCCCGCTATAAACTTACCTAACTCTCCGCTTAGTAAGTATGTTATACCTAAATACCCTAGCCCGTATTTTCGCGGCGCTAATGGGGGTGTATACATACGCATTAAAGGTCCAGATGGAGAAGCGCTTGATAAGTTAATATACCATAACGACTTATATGTTATAAGAAGATTACGTGATGTAGAGATAGGTGAGGCAATCGTCATGCGTCTGCATTTACCAAAAGATGGTGTAAGAGAGTTTACAATACCTCTTACTGCCGTAACATCAAAAGAAGAATTACGCAAACAACTGTCTATGCAAGGTATAGCAGTAACAAAGATGGATGAACTTATGCACTACACTACAACATGGGTAAACGAATTACAGGCAAAGGGTGTGGCCGATGAAGCGCACAGACAATTTGGATGGACTGATGATGAATGCACATCTTTTATATTAGGTAACCAAGAAGTGTTTAAGGACAGGGTAGAGTTTAACCCCCCTGCTTCGCAGACTTTAGGGATGTTCCCCGCTTTTGAACCAAGAGGGACTATAGAAGAATGGAAATCTAATATAGATTTTTACAACCGCGATGGTTTTGAACTACATCAATTCGTGATAGGTACATCGTTTGGTTCTCCGCTTATGCAGTTATCACCTTTAAATTGCGCGGCGCTACATATTCATGGTGCTTCAGGTATAGGTAAAACTACAGCTATGTATGTGGGAGCGTCTGTATGGGGAGCACCAAAAGATTTATTACTGCATTTAGAGGATACTCACGCCACTAAGATGAACAGAGGTGAGATATATCATAATTTACCTTTATACATGGATGAACTTACGGAAATAAAACCCCAAGAAGCGTCTGCTTATGCTTACCAAATTACTGGCGGTCGTCAACGTGGCCGTATGAGTTCAAGTGCGAATATGGAAAGGCATCGTGGGAAACCATGGAGTCTTCTTGCTGTGACAACAGCTAATAATAGTTTGATAGAAAGAATTAGTTTAGCTAAGTCTATGCCAAAAGCAGAGGCGCAAAGAATATTAGAGATTAAAGCAAGCAAGAAGTTTTTTACTCCTGATGGTAAACGAGAGACAGATGCTCATAGTGAGTCGTTGATGAAAAACTATGGACACGCAGGGAAAGAATATATTCAGTATGTTATGAACAACACAGACGAAGCTAAAAAACTTCTTGTTGAGGTGCAAAATAGAGTGGATCGTGAGGCAGGTTTAACTTCAGAAAATAGATTTTGGTCTGCATTAGCTTCAACTACTTTAACAGGATTAATGTTAGCAAAGAAAGTAGGGTTAGTTGATTATGATATTAGTAAGTTGTTTAAGTGGATTGTAGCTAGGTTGAAGGAAAGTAAGATAAACATAGAAGACATGAGTATATCTGTAGAAGAAGTTCTCAACGACTACATACATGAGCATTGGAGTAACGTGTTATGGATAAAAAGTACAGATGATTTACGGGGTACTGACACTACTCAGTTAGTTATACCAGAAGCATTACCTAGGAATAAATTAGTTGCGCGGTATGAAACAGATTTAAAGCGTGCGTACCTTATTCCCAAACCCTTGAAGGAGTGGTGTGGTAAACAACAAATACATTACGCAGCGTTTATTAATGACCTCAGTACAAAACTTGGGGCTAAAAGAATTAAAATGCGTTTAAGCAGAGGTACGCATATGAATTTACCTCCGACATGGGTTATTGCAGTGGATTGTTCAATAGAAAATGAAGAGAAGACAGGGAATATTGAGGACTTATGATCTAAACCCTGATGGCGTTAGAATCATAGTGAATTGGGACAACATGGTAACAAGTTCTTCTGTGTTCATACTATGCACCAACACCCAGGGAGCAATAGAACAAGCCCAGAAAATAACTGACTCCAAAGGTTGGAAGACTAAAAGTCAGGTTAGAGTAGAAAATAATAAATTAGGGGTTCGCATTTGGAGAATTGTATGATACAGGGGTAATACATAACTCCTCCTCCCACTTGACCCGTCTGGCTAGGTATTAACTACGAAGACGGGTCATTTTTAATCAAATAGTTGTAGTCCTTGATTCCACTCTGCGCGGCTTTCATCTAATTCTTTTTGCAGTAGCTTAGATATTTGTACCCCATTATACTTTTTAATATCTATTGAACTCCTAAGATGTTGCTTCATTGACCTGTCAATAGTCTCAGGAAGGATTTTTGCGGTAGGGTGTTTACTATTAAACTTATTCATTTCTTCTTTTATTTTCTGAACACCGTAGTAATCACCTAATCGTTTACTAACGTAATATTTTTTGAGTAACCCAGAACGTTCTTTATTTACTGCAGTGTCTATACCTTTAATTATATTATTTTGTTCTTGTATTCGTGTATAGTTTGTGGGGGCAAAACCAAAAAACTGACCGAACTGTTCTAAAGGAGACACGTCAGTATATATAGGATCTTGCCGTTTAGTTTTATAGCCACCTTCTGCAGCTAACCTACCATATCCTGGAAACGCCTTAATTACATTAGCTATACCCGCAGGCATTATATTTTCAATACCTCTATACATTTCACCATCAACAAGATAATCAAATCCTCGTTTAACACGTTTAACAGAACTAAATGCGGGGCCACCTGCATAAAAGAAAGCGGATTCCTCAATAGAACCTCCACTGTTGTATTTATTTTCTTGGAGTAATAATCCAGTTAGCCTTATACGATTTGACACATCTATGCCTGTCATTGCAAGACCACCTTTGTAAAACCCTTCTCCTAATGTCTTACGTACAATAGTATCAAAGTCATCGTCATCCTCCCCTAAAAACGCGTTAGCAATCATACTAACCGCGCCGTATAACGGGAATCCGTGAACACCTGCAATAAGTAAAGAAGTACCTGCCAGGCCAGATAGTTGTTTAAACGCAATAACACGTTCTGTAGAGTTAAGGTTCTTGTCAAATACATCTTTAGCAGAACCTAACATAGTATGGTACATTCTAAGACCAAAAGTTTTATACATAAGCGCTACACGTAAAGCACCTTGTCGCGCAAATCTTGGTCCTGTTTCAAGTGTAGCCCCTGAGTTTGTTTTTTGTGTTTGAATTAAAGACCACTTTGCCGCTGCTTCAGCTTTTTCTTCGGGAGCCATAGCCGTTTCTGTTGCTGTTCTTGTTTTAATTTCGCCGTTCAATCGTTTAAGTTCTAAATTGTAGGTGGATACTAAAGTTGTTTGTCGGTTAAACCGTTCTCCTTGTTGAAAGAAAAACGCAGAGAAAGACGATATTTTATCAAGATCAAAACCTTTACCCTGCCGACTTGCCTCGTTCAAACCTAATGAATCTTCTATAAATGAAGTTGTTAACGCTCCTTGTTTTGCCGCCATTGATACCAGTGGTGTTAGCTTCTCATACTCTTCTGTAAGTTTAGGAGATAGTTTTAAATCTTTCTTTAATGTAAACACTCCATCTTTTGACGCATCATAAAGACTTCTAAGATCATTACGCGAAGCAACAGTTAACCTTGAAGCAAGATTCATTTGCGCAAAAGCCTCAATGCCCCCATACCTACCCGCAAGATATGGATATACGACTAATGGTAGTTGTGACAAATTAACAACGGCTGAAGATGCGTTAAAGCCAATAGTATATATAAACGCTCCTTGGTTTAATCTTTTTACTATATCCTCAGAAGCATCTTTCGGTGGGTTTCGAGCAAATCTCCCACGATCTATTAACTCTTTCTTCATCAACTCAAAAGAACCCCCTGACCATGCAGCAACTTTTCCAACAAACGATCTTTCAGGAGTTGTATCAGGTTGTTTAACTTCACTTATTTTATCTTCTAAAGCGCCTATTTTAGCGCCAAATTTTAATCGTGCTGTCTGTCTACCCAAATCATACGCTTTGTTACGCATAGATTCTATAGCGTTAGTTTCTATAAACCCTATGTAACCTTTACGCGTCATTAAAGACTTAGCAAAAGAATTTTCAGGTAAAAGACGTAACATTACATCTAATATTTCCGTCTGTATGTTATCACTAAGTTGTCTTTCTGCTGAAGTAGAAGAAGGTACGTTTTGTTCTACTACTTTTAATACTTCACCCACAAAAGCCATTGGAGCCGCTTGCCTAACTTTACTTGCAATTAAGTTACCGTCTGCTGTTTCTACACTGTCTCTATCTACAGTAACATCTTCTTTAACTTGTCTTTCAGCACGATTACGTTCTTCTCTTGTAGTAAACATACGAACTACGTAAGAATCTTCAGGACTAGTTCTTGCTTCTGTTTTTAAAGAATACGTTAATTTGTATTTGCCTTCACGAACAAGTGGGAAATAAACTGATAGTTTAGCTTTTGCAAATAATTTTTCGTATACAGTTTCTTTTAAAGACGCGGCGGCTCTAGGGTTACCTTCAAACGCAACATCAATACGATCAAACAATGTTTTCATAAGGTCGTCAAACATCTCTGTATATAAATTACGCATTTTCGTGTAAATTGTATCGCCACCTGTTCGTTGCAGTAACTCCCAATCAGCGCGTTGCGCTTGCCATATGGCTACTTTATCTGCATCTGCATCACCATCTTTTACAAAAGGTGTAACTTTGGGGATATTTTTTGACCTGCCCCTGTTTGCAACATTGTTTAATTTAGTTAACTTAGCGTTACGTTCTTTTGCTGTTTTAAAAGATTCACGTCTCCCCGTATCTTTGTTACGTAACCAAAATTTAGTGTAATTATCTATACTTATAGTAGGATCTACTTGATGTACTGTGCTACCATAATCAAGGTTATATATAATTCTATCTAACGCTTCTTCGGCTTTTGTATTAGTGACACTATCTGTAGCCTTTCTAGACCATGCCCGCACTTCTTCTACTACTTTCTTAACTCTTATATCAGATTCTTCCATAGCCCCACGTTGCTCTTTTACTAACGTGTCCATTTCCATACCAAACTCACCGAACCCCGCGTCCCGTGCTGTTTCTCCCACACTTAATAAATCTTTTACCCCTAAAGCTCCTTTTTGTACTTTTTCTACAATACCTGCGGACCAAATTTCTCTCGCTTGATCTGCAATTTTTTGTTTGCCTTCAGGGCTAAGTTTTTTAGATAGGTCTTTTTGTATTGCATCTACAACCTTAGTCGCAGAGTAGGCATGTGTTTCACCATCTCTAAATCCAGGTGCAGGAGCAAGCACACTCTCAAACATACTGTTACCATTAATCAACAAACTAATAGCTTCAAATCCGTTCATGTTTGTTACTTCACTAGATAAGTTAGGGAGATAGACAATATCTACAGGTTGCACTCCTACTAAACGTCTTAAGAAGTTACCCACAATATTTTTCATTCTACGGAGTACACTTATGGCTTCTCCGTTAATATGTATAAATCCTAACTTCCTTCTAAACTCCCCGTTGCTCATAAATTCTGCTGAAAATTCTTGTATGTCAGTTGAACCGTAAGCAGTATCAAGCAATTCTTTTGTACCATTAAAAAGCGTCTGTATTTGTTTTGTTGTAGGGTGAGATGGATTAGCTAATGTAGCCGACAACCCTGCGTGACCCATTTCATGTAATAGCACATGAGCATTTAGACCGCTTCGAGCACTTAACCGTATGGTATTAGTTCTAGGATCAAACGACCCCGCATCTTTTAGATTCTTTACAATTATTACTTTTGTATCCCCTGCATACTTGCGGAGTTTTGAAGCTAATTCACTTATTTCTTTATTTTCTGTAGTAAATGCTAATGTCCTTAACGCGTTATCTAGGTCTCCAGAGTTTAACATTCTTTTAACAGGACGACTTAAAGGTAGAGCAAGTCTGTGTATGGCTTCTTGAGATAGTTTTAAATTACCTTCATTTGCGTTTTCTTGGGCAACTTGATTATCTGAATCTATTGTATTTTGTTGTTCCACAGATAATTGGTTTTTGTTGTTTATGTTATAAGTTAATTTTTTTTCTGTTATAATCTGCTGTTCTAAAAAATCTTTGGTAGGTTTAGAAAGATTAGCGTCTACCCATCTTTTAAAGTTTAAAGCATCTTTTTCGCTTCGCCCTCTATAGTATCTTGCTTCCGCTTTTGATTTTGTTTCGTTTTCGTTTGGTGCTCTTGTACCTGAAGCTATCTCATCTGCAGCTTCCATTATAGCCTCAAATGGATTACGTGCTTGATTAAACCGTACCC